GAGTTTGTTAAGTAACTATCAATATTAAGTGTTGTATTATTTGATATTGATGATATACTTCCACTTCTTACTGTTAAAGAACCTGTATTTGTTTGGTCACCTTTAACATCTAATTCAACACCAGCTGAACCACTCAAGATTAAACTACCAGTAATTGATTGTGATGATACAGCTGAACCTGTGGTAATATAACTTCCTGTTCTTGCATCCATAGATGCAGTATATGTATTGAATGAACCTGTATCTAATTTCTGATTGATTTGATTTTGTAAACTTCCTGTTTCAGTTTCAATTGAATTTAATCTGTTATCTGTTGAAGATGTATATGAATTAAATGATGATGTAGTTGTTAAACCAATCTCACCAACTGTTTTTTCAACAGGATAGAAATTACTATCACCAATCCATAATTTATCTGTAACAAGATTTGGAAGACCGTCTGCAACTTGATTAAATACAATTCCTCTACCATTATTTGCTTCTCTTGTTACAACACCCAATACTTGAACAGATGCTGAACCTGTTGGTCTTGTACTTGTCCATCCACCACCTGAAGCTAAATAAATTACACTTCCTGCAGGGTATCCTGTTGTATCTACACCTTGAATTTCACCACTTATAATTGCGGTACCTGTTGCTGCAGGTGCTAATGTTGTGTCAAACGCAATTAATGTTGCAGGTCTTCTTGATGGATTGTTTGCGTCTGCTACATAAACATTTACGTTATCACCTGTTGCACCACTAACGAATAATGGTGTACCTCGTGATATGGTTACACTATCAGAGTTACGTATATTTTGATGTAATGTTTTAACCCAATCAAATGTTAAGTTTCCTCCACCATCTGTGGATAAAAACATATCCCCAACACCATCAGCGGTTGGATAATTTAATCCTGATGCGGTAAGTGCGGTCTGTACATTCAAAGTATTTGATATGTTTGCAGAACCTGTTACAACTAATGGACCATTTGGTAATTTAACTGTACCATATAATGTTTGTGTATCACCTGCTTCATCACCAAGTATGTTTGAACCTGATGAAAATATAACAGATGATGTTTGATATATTGTTTCAAGGTATGTGATAGACGCAGATAGTGCAGTAATTTCTCCTGTAACATTTAAACTACCTGTTACGTTAACACTACCATTTATATTTTGTTGACCAACAAAGTTATTTGAACCTGTTGTTGCGTAACTTCCTGTCTTTGATATAAGGTCATTAACCTTAGTATCATTACTACTTGTATATGAATTAAAAGAACTACTATCTAACTTTTGATTGATTTGATTCTGTAAAGAACCTGTAGCACTTTCTAAACTACCTAATCTATTGTCCTGACCTAAATCAGTTGTTGCTATACTTTGCGATAACGAAGTAAGCGATGAAGTAGTAGCATAAGAACCAGTGCTAGCGATAAGACTGTTAACCTTGCTATCATTTGAACTTGTGTATGAATTAAAGGAACTTGTTTGTAAGAATCCTAAATCTATTATTTGTTGTGAACCTGATATTGTTCCTGATGGGACTGAACCTGTATCAACACTCAAATTGAATGTTGAACCATCTCCTTTTGTGAATGTTAAAACATTTCCCGCAACACTACCTGTCTTCATTAAAGAACCAGTGTCTGTACCACCAACAGGTGCACCATTTACGGTGAATGTACCTGATATGTTTACCTGTGTTTGACTTATTTGTAAAGGAGATGACCCACCCAAACCATCTGTTACGGTTTGTAGGTTAGCTGTCAGTCCCGTATTAGCATTATTAAGGTTTAATAAACCTTGATAAGATTGTGAGACATATTGATTAGTAAGTTGACCCATAGTTTAAAATATATTTGTGTTATACGTTTTTCCAATCTGTTGATATAGTGTTCCATAGTTCAGCCAATTCAAACCATTTTTTGTTTACAAATGGTCTTTCAGGAACGTTACATCTATTGTAGTCGAAAGGTTGTGTTATTACAAGTGACATAGTCCAACCAGCTAATACATCCTCAAATCTCTCAAGAAATGGTTCCACGGTTGCGTCCCACTCACTTTCGTACTCTGATAAATATAGGAAAGTGAACACATCCTTCATTATCTCAAGAGTATCATTCATCACATCTCTCTGATTGGAATAATCATCTTTTAGTCTATCAGCCACAATTATTTGGAAATTATATGTTAGTTCATTTTGGTCTAAGGATACATCATTAGGTATGATATATAGTTTTGTGTATATTGGTGATTGTTTTGTTTCAATATCCATTGTCATTTGGGTTAAATCACCAAAACCAAATGAGTTAATTTGTTCGTGTGCTTGTGCAAGTCCTTTTAAATCATCAATAATTTGATAATATGTTACTTTGTTCACACTTGATGGTAATGTAAATCCTGATATTGGAAGTACACAGGTATTATAATCAAATGGTTGTTCAATTTGTACGTTCATTGTCCATCCACCTAACACAGTTTCAAACCTTTCTAAGAATGGTGTAACACTTGGACCCCATAATGGAGTATAATCTATTGAGAAACCACCCCAAGTTGCTGTATATGATTGGTATAAAATGGTAAAAATATCCTTACAAATCTCCAAAGTATCGGACATTACTTCCTGTTGATTGGATAAATCATCATTAACTTGGTCCAATATAATGATAGAAAAGTTATATAACAGTCTATTTTGTGCAAGTTGAACCTGACCAGGTACAACATACATCTTGGTATATAAAGGTTCTTGTTTGGTTTCAATATCGTTTGTGATTTGGGTTATATCCCCGTATCCAAAAGAATTGATTTGGTTGTGATAATAAGCAATACCGCTAAGGTCTTGGATAATCTGTTTGTAATTAACCATATAATATAAATATAAATTAAATAGTTTTTGATTGTTTTTTCATCATTTTTATTTGTTCTTTTTCATAATCAATAAGATATGATAATTGGTTTAATACTTCAATCAACTTTTTTTTGTAGATAGCTTCGTGTTTTGTAATATCGTTTTCAGAAACTCTGTTGACGACAACGAACCATCCGTAAGTTTTTTGTAATCCGTTGTCTTCCCCAAAAACTTCCTCATCATCCATATCAGTTTGATTTTCTGCCATAGCGATAAGTTCGGCATCAAATACGGCGGGGAAGAGTTTAAAAATTTGTTTGCGAAGTTGATAAAAAAAAACTGTGCACCTAAAACGTACTTAATATCTAACTCTTTTTTGAACAGTTGAGCCCGTTCTTTCATCGTGTCAATATTATACTTTTCAATTTTATATATATTGTTATTATTTATATCTGTTATTGGTCTAAACATAATTGCTGCAATGATGTGTAGATTATCCAATATCTCATCAGCTTTCTTGGTTGATAATGTATCCAAGTCAGCAAACTCAGCAAATGTTAAATCTTTCCAATCAGGTATAAAACCATATTCCACACCATTCAATGTAAATCTATCAATGAACTTTGGTTTGCTCTGTGGAATTAAAGAAAGAACATAGTAGGATAATTTCTGAACTTCGTTAAATTCACCATCGAGTAAATCCTCAAGTGGTGCTTCTGAAACTATGTTTACAATCTTTGCCGCAAAGTAGTCATCAGAGAACAAATCTTTCACCTTATATATTTTAGTGTATTTCTCAATTGAGATAAATTCTGGTAACTGATATTGTACACCATCTATTTTAAATTTTATCATATTCTTGCTATTAAGTATCTTCCTGTTGTTTTTAGGTTCTTTATTTCTGGCAACATCCTCATCATCAGTGCGTCAGATAAGTCAGGTGACTTACCCAATACTCTTTTCATTTCATCCTTTGATTGAACTGCTACCTTATTATCTTTATCTACATCTTTTAATTTAACTGCTAGTAATTCCTGTGTCAAGTCATCAATCATACTTGGTTCCAATATGTTTATACTAATCTTTCCATCCCTAAACATATCAGATAGTTTCACGTAACACTGTGATTTTAAATTTGAGAAGTTCTGTTCGTGTAATGGTCTTGAATTGTTGACAAAGTTTGTTGCACGTAAAATATCACTAGCTCCTCCACCCACACCATCAGAGTCCACAATACAATTCTGTGGATGTACCCCGTGTGAACGCATTAGGTCCTCAATATTGGACGATAATTCTACGATGGATAGTTTCCTATACACGTGACATTCTACGAGAACCAGACCCACCCAAATCATTACTACGGACCTATCATCACCAAACCTTGCTACGTCAATAGTCATATACTTTTTATCCTGTGTATTTGGAACTGATTTAAATATGGATGCAGATATTTCATCAAACTTGAATAGACTATCTGACTCATCCAAATAATCCCAATCACCTTCTAACAATCTTCTTCTCTGTTGTGGAGGTAACTCCTTTAACATTTCAATATAAGATGGTGGCAAAAATGGGTTGTCCATCGGTAATGATGGAATAAATACTTTATTGGATTCTAATGTTCCCTGTGTATGTGGTAAGTAAAAGTCTTTCTTAATCCAATTGTTTGAGGGGTTACAAGTCATTAATACTTTTGGTATAAGATTAAATTCATTTAGTTTATATCTTATACGTGACTTAACGATACTAAATGCCAAGGATGTGATTTGAGAAGCCTCATCAATAAAACAAGCCGATACCTCCAAAGAACCAAGACTATCATAGTTAGGGTCACTTGGATTATAAGCTAAGTCCTTAAATATAATCTCTGATTTGTTATAGAACGTAAGTACGTTTGATTGTCCGTTGAATGTAAAATGTTCTCCTGACTTTAATCCCATCGTGGATAACAAATCAAATAAAGTATTGAGTGTTGTTAGTTTTAATTGTGTCAATA